CAAAAAGCAGAAACAGACGAACTAGCAGCTGAGATTGATGTAAGAATATCTCAATATATTAATGATCACACAAAAAAGCAGGCAAGATTTATTACTGATACTATTGAGGAAGCTATAAGAAAAGATTTAATTAATACAGCAATAGAGTCTGCTATACAGGGTGAAAGATTAACCAATGGCGAGGTTGCGAAAATAGCAAAGGATAAGTTTAAAGAAAAAATCCCTGCTAGAGCTGAAGTTATTGCAAACACAGAAATAACTAATATAGCGGGAGCGTCTAAATACGCTGAAGCATCTGTAATAAACGAGAAAACAGAAGTTAAGATAGTAAAGACTTGGATCACAGAATTAGATGAGAGAGCTCGTATTGATCATATATTAGCAGACGGTCAAACAGTCGGCATAGATGAGCCTTTTATAGTTGGTGGTGAAGCATTAAATTTTCCAGGTGATACTTCGCTGGGCGCATCCATTGGAAATATAATTAATTGCAGATGCAAGTATAAGACAGAAAAGGAATAGTGGAGTTAGAAAATGAAATCAAAAGAAAATAATAAACTGATGAACGAAATAGAAGCTGAATTGTCCGCTAAATTAATAAGTAATATGCGACCAAAAGAAATGAAATACTTGAATAGACAGTTTAAAGCAAGTAGCCTAAAAGAAGATGATGAGTTTTTTTATTTTGAAGGATATACCGCAGTATTTGGAAATGTTGACTGGGGTGATGATGTTATATTACAAGGGGCTTTTAAAAAATCATTAGAGAATGGCAGGCGTATTAGACTTTGTGAACAGCATGATATAACAAAGGTAAGAGGATTAATAGACGAGGCCAAAGAAGACAATTATGGGCTATTTATTAAAGGCAGAATACCAAAAGAAAATACGGAATGTAAGAATTTAGGTGTATTATTAAAAATAGGCGCAATAGATGAAATGTCAATCGGATACGATATACCTGAAGGTGGAATGTCATACGATAAGACAGGTGAAGTAAGATATTTAAAAGAATTAGATTTATGGGAAGCATCCTTTGTAACATTTGCAATGAATCCTTTGGCTAAAGTAACATCTGTTAAATCATTAAATATAAATAAGGATTTACCAATTGCTTCACAAGATACAAAATGGGATAAATATAAGGCGTTGGAAAGAATCAAAGTATGGTCAAATGTAAGTGATATTGCAAACGATAAATACAAAGAAGCATTTCTTTTTTATGACGAAAAGAATGCAAATCTCTTAGAGTCTTATAAATTACAGATATGTGATGTAATAGATGGCAAACTAACAGTAATTCCTAGAGCAATCTTTTCAGCTTCTTCCAGCATTATTCAGGATAAAAATATATCAGAAGAAGAGAAAGAGAAAATAAAAAGCATACTATCAGAGTATTATAAAAAAATGGATCTATCGCCATCGTGGGATTCTAGCGAAACTAAATCTCAGGCAATGATAGACAATATATTATCAATAAAAGATGTAAATGAGTTTTTAAGAATTAGGGGTTTAAATAACACAGAAAGAACAGGCATAATTGCAAAAATTAAAAAGTTTCAATCCGAATCGGATCCTTGCAAAAAGGTAGAGGAAGAGACAAAGTGTAATACCGAGAATCTTATTAAAGAATTGCAAACTATGTCAGACAGCATTAAAAAAATTGTTGAAAATCTTTAAGGAGGATTTTTAAAATGGACGACATAAAAAAAATGTTAGAGGAACAGGGAAAGCTTGTAAATGAGCTTCGTAGTACAGTAGAATCTAAAAAGGCTGATTCAGTTGAATCGAAAGACAAGATTGAAAAAATTACAGCTAGATTAGCTGAACTTGAAGAAAAGAATCAAGAAGTAGTAAAAAATATGAAGGAAAAAGAGTCTAAAGAAGAAGAGCTTAAAAAAGAGATAAAGGGTCTTGAAGCTTCAATGGCTAGGGTTGGATCTAATAAAACAGAAGACACACTTAAAGCCAAATCAATATTAGAAAAATTCTATAAAAAAGGGGATCGTGGAGTTTCGATAGAAGAGGTTAAGTATTTAAGAACCGATGTTGACAGTGCGGGTGGTTATTTACTTAGACCCGATGTCAGCAATATGATAATTAAACCAATCATAGAAATTTCCCCCGTTAGAGCAATAGCTTCTACAGTTCAGACTGCTTCCGGATCGGTGGAGCATATACTTGAATCATCTTTGCCAACCGCTTATCGTGTAGGACAGGGCGGAACAACAACTAGCTCACAGGGCGCATACGGTCAAGTAACAATTCAAGCGCATCCCTTAACAGCAGCTGTTCCTATTTCTATTCAGCAGCTTAATAATGCGGCTTTTAACATGGAATCTGAAATTAACGATGCAGTTGTAAGATTATTTGCTTATACCGAAGGTGTTGAGTTTGTTTCAGGTACAGGCATAAATCAGATGGAAGGTATAACAGCTAACACAACATTGGTAGCAAATTATTATCCTTCAACAGTTGCTAATGATATAACAGCAGATTCAATTATAAAATTATCTGGCGAATTAAAAACTGGATATAATCCTATGTATATATTCAACAGAAAAACTGCTGCTTTAATGAAATGCCTGAAGACTGGATCAACTGGTTATTTATGGCAGAATGGCCTATCGGCAGCGGCTCCATCAACAGTAAGTGGGTATCCTTATATGATAGTTCCTTCTATGGCAGATGTTGATACAAGCACTTATCCAATTGCTTTTGGTGATTTCAAAATGGGGTATAAAGTTGCAGATGATATTAGACTATATGTTGTAAGAGATGAATATTCTTCGGCTAAGAGCGGTATCGTTGAGTTCGTATTTACCAAAGGCGTAGGCGGAAAAGTTATTGATACATCAGCAATTAAACTATACAAATGCTCAGCTAGTTAATATATAGTAAATTAGAACGTAATTAAAAATCAGGAGGAAATATAAAATGACTTATAAAGACTTAAAAAATAATATAGATGTAGATAAAGTAATTGATCCAGTTGTTATTACAGACAATACAGCATCTGTGGGGTCAATTATAGATACAAAAGGTTTTGGGAGTGTAACATTCGTTATTGCTGTAGGAACCCTTAGCGATTCAGACGCAACCTTAACTGTTTCAATAGACGACGGCGATGACGCATCTTTATCAGACGCAGCCGCAGTTGATGATGCTTTTTTAATCGGCACGGAAGATTTAGCTTCTTTTACTTTTGCCGACGACGGCGAAGTGCGGTGGATTGGTTATTCTGGAAAGAAAAGATATGTTAGATTAACATTAACACCCGCAGACAATACTGGAAATATTCCAGTTAGCGCGGTTGCAGTAAAAGCGCATCCGGAATCAGTACCAACAACTCTGGACAGTTAATCGAGGAATAGATGAAGCTAAAATTATTAAAAGATCAAAAATGGGCTTTTAATATGGAAATGCATGAGTATAAAGAAGGTCAAGTACTTATTAGTGATATAGATATACCTGAACATATTGCAGGAGATATGCTGAAATATGGATATGCGTATGAAATTGAAATTAAAAGCATGTCTCCTGTAGTTCAGAATAAGATGATTACACCAACTTTAGAAAATAAAAATTCCATATTAAAAATAAAAATTCAGTCAATGTCGAAGGAAGAATTATTAAGATTCGCAAAAACTAATAATATTCTTGTTGATAAGCGCTGGAATATAAAGAATCTTTTAAATCAGATATTAGAAAAAATAAAATAGGAGTAATAATAATGAAAAGAATATTGTCGTTGGTAGGCAGTATGTTATTATCTGCTTCTCTTTGCTTTGGCAATATGTATAGTAATTATTTTGATCAGCCAGCAGGGACGAGTAAAGATAACGTGCTTAATATAGAGGGAACACAGGAAGTAGAGTCAGGTGGAACATTGCAGATAAAATCTGGCGGAACTCTCCAGCTTGATAGCGGGGCAACCGCTACATTAACAGGCACATTGGGCGCTGTAACAGTTACTACTATAGATACAGGTCAGGGAGCAAATGAAGTTTATGATATGGATCAAAACGTATTAACTACATCATCTCCTACTTTCGCTGAGTGTACAGTAACAAATGATGCAAGTATTGGTGGAACAATTACGGCTGGTAGTGGCAGCAATGTGTTAACAAATGCTACTGGTTTAATTGATGGCGAAAAAATCCAGAATGATACAATTGATGATGACTCAATTGACTTTACAGATGTAACAGGAGCAGATTTAACACTTACTGATTGTGGAGCAATAACATCTTCAAGTCTTATTACCGCATTAGACGCATCACTAACTTATGGTGTTGCTTGTGCAACTGTAGTAGCAACAGCCGGTATTAATGGAGCAACAGTCAATACTGGTCAAGGCGATTATGAATTATACGCTATGAATCAAGATGTAGAAAATACAGATGCTGTTACTTTCGCAACGGTTGACACTGGACAAGGTGCAAACGAATTATATGATATGGATCAGAATGTACAAACAACCGACTCCGTAACATTCGCAGACGCTGAAGTTACGTATGGTATTAGCGTAGCTACTATAGTAGCTACAGATGCTGTATCATGCACAACACTAAACACAGGGCAGGGCGATTATGAATTATACGCAATGGATCAAGACGTACAGACAACAGACAGCGTAACATTCGCAGATGTTGCTATTACAACCGCAGTAGCTTCAACGTCTTTAGAAGCTCCTAAATTTGTATGGGCAACAGCTCCATATACTGTATTAACAGATACACCATCAGCAACAGGCGAAATGTTTTTAGATGCAAGTTTTAATTTATGGGTAACAACCGGAACAAGCAATCTGGGTGATTACAAACAACTCAATCCGTAATATATAAAATAGGGGGATCGGGAGAACATCTCGATCCTCCGTCATT